TATTTATTGACGTCTACGGCAACATGGTTTGTATCGAAAAGATGATAGACCAGTCATTCTGCATAGAGTTTGAAGCACATGATCACTATCTTTTGGTTTGAAATATTGATAGTCACCCTGTCTAGTATCCCACCACTCACCTTTATATCCTGCGTTAGTAAAATTGTTCAAAAATTTTATTGATTCATCATATCTAAATTCTATTTTCTCTGCTTGTAATGCAGTAGAGAATGACATCTGATCACGTACTCCTCCTCTTCCATACCACCTCCACCACATATCGTTGAATGATTTTTCATTATTTCTCCAGAGAATAGTACATAGTGGAGAGAAAAATTTCTTGAAATCGAATCCAAAATCAACTAACTCTGCAGTGTATTGCATGATTTCATTTTTTGACCACCACCCATTATTATAATACTCCATCATCTCATTCAGATATGAATGATTATGTGGATGCTGCATCACAAACATTTTATCGTTGTAGGTATCTAATATTTCTTTGCTAATCTTGAAAAATGGTTCCTTCAGTAGATGTAATTTTGTTGCATCAACATAAACACTGGAATCAAAAGGACAATTGATTTTATAAAACCTTGATGACCTTACTGGATCATTAAGATTTCTTCCGGGCATAACCTTCCATGGTCCTACTGCCTCCGCTTCACCAAAACAATAGTATTCATGTCCCTTCGGCATGCTCTCTGGCAGTTTGCAATAATTATTAGTGATGCATGTGTATATAATCACTGAACACTTCGCATAAAATCGTGCTTATGTTTTATATAGATCTTTGACATACCAACATAAGATTTCATAGCATTTATAAATTCATGTCTGTATTGCCACTGATCAAGTGCTCCTCTCTGTGGATGCTTTCCTTTACGTCCAACTTTATTGTAATAACCAAGTGCAACTCCACAATCATTTCTGTCCTCTATAATTTTAGGATTTAGATCATTGAGTTGTAATGCAGCATCGAAAGATATCTGATCTCTGTTTACTCCTGCTTCAAAGTAACGCCACCATGAATCACCAAATCTAATCGTCTCATCATTTATTGTTCTATAAATTATTGTTCCAAGTGGACTTCTATACTGTCTAAAATTGTACCCATCCTCAAATAAAATTCTAGTCAACTCTATCCCCTGATCAAATCCAAAAAAGGAACACTCAAAACCCTCCAACATTTCATCATAGTAAGAAAACTTATTAGGATGTCTTAGTATGGTGAATGGGAATCTACTCTTTGCTAGTTCAACAAACTCTTTAGTCATAACATAGCATGCGTCTATCCACACTGTGTCCTCACCCTCATCAAAATATTTGTGTGGATTTATCTTAGGGTATGCTGACAGTCTTCTTGGACAATCTATATCAACATCAAGTTTTACGAACTCCCATGGTCCCCGTTGCACCACAGTGCCATCATGGAACATTACATATTTTACATCAGGGTCATAATAGTGATCGGGTATCTCATCATACTCGTTAGTTATGCAAGAGTAAATTATCATGAAGAAAAAATTGCAGGGGTAGATGATCCCTCTTTCCTTTGTCTATCAATTATACCAAATACTCTCATGTAAAACTCGTGATTGTCATACTTTGCATACACTTTAGGGTGTAGTTTAGTAATCTTTCTCAAGTCTGAGAGAAATTCTTCTTGACGTTCATACTGATCTAGATCTCCATTTTGAGGATGTAAACGTCTTCTTCCAACTTTATTTTTGAAACCAAGATCTATACCACTTTCATCACGATTGTCATAAAATTTTGGTTCAATACCTGTGTTTTGTATCGCTGCATCAAAAGGAATATTGTCACGATTATAATTTTGATTCCCCCACATATACCACTCTTTGTTGAATTCTTCTATCTCATCTGTCAATTTTCTCCACAAAATAGTGCACTGAGGACTAGAATATTTCTTAAAATTATATCCACATTTATCTAAAACTCTAGTCAAATTTATAGCATCATCATACTTAAAAAATGCACAAGTAAATCCTTCTAACATCTCATCATAGTATGAGAATTGACCACCATGTCTCAATACACTGAAGGGAAACGACTTCATGCTATTCTTAATAAAATCTTTTGTCAAAACAAAACACCCGTCGATCCACACAGTGTATGAATTTTTAGGGAAATATTCATGAGCATTTGCCTTGACATAAAAAGCATAGTCTCTTGGATCTTCTATATCTAAATCTAATTCAATATATTCCCATGGTCCCACCGTTGTATCAATAGTGCCATCATGAAAACAAACATATCTTACATCTGGATCATAGTAACTTTGCTCTGGAAACTCATCATACCCATTCGTTATACATGTGTAAACAATCAGTTGATCATCTATTTCTTCACCAGTATCTAAAGGATTGTTTCTTAGATTGAATATATTTTTTATGGTATCTCTGAACTCTACTTGCATGTCTCCCCCACAATTTACATGCATGGTATATGTTTCATTATAATTTTTCTTTCTCGTGCTCGTATGCCAATCAATTTGTATTGGAACTCTTTCTGATTTCATTACCATTTGATCAGCGATTGAACTTGTAATCTGATCAACTCTTTGACAATGATTTTTATACCAATTCCAATAAACATAATTCCACTCTCTCACCCTCTCTGTATTTTGTCTCCATATGCAACAATTCAGAGATTGCCTATATTGTTTTGGATCAAACCCTGCATGCATCATATCTTGAGCAAGCGTAACTAATTCATCTTGTGTTGCAAATCCAACTCTAAAAAGTTTTACAAACTCTTGCACTATGTTTCTTTGAATAGGATGATCTTGTAATGTCAATTCATTCTGTAAAAATTCTTTTGATTTTTCTACAAAATTAGGTGGCATTTTATAGCATCCATCTATCCACACATGAGGTTCATCAAATAATGTGTGTGACATGCACTTAGGATAGTATGCCTTTATCCAATTTGGTTCTTCTCTATCACAATGAATGAATTCCCATGGTCCTTTCTTCTCTATCTCACCATCATAATACATAACGTATTTTACATCAGGATCATAATAGTGATCGGGTATCTCATCATACCCATTGGTAATACAAGAGTAGATGATCATTACTCAACCCATCTCTTTGGTAAATCTGGTTGCTGTGCTAATTCCTGAGAAATTTCTTTAGTTGTTATGGTGCCGGGTTCTCTGAGAAACCAACCAGTAGCGATATACTTAGGAGTATCACCTGTCAAAAATGAACCTCTATGCATGTGTGTATATGTTGCTGGCCACATCACCAGTGTCCCTGTGGTAGGTTGGAAAGAAACTTTCTGATGTAAAAAATCTGTGGCACCACCATTTTCATATGGAATATCATTTAGATAGATCATCCAAGTCAAAACTCTGTCCCTGTATACAAATCCACCATCTTCGCAATGCCAAACATGATATCCTCCTCCTGCTTGTGTCTTCTGTATTTTTACTGTCCATGAAGAAACTGGATCAGAAGAATCAGTAAGTCCTCTATACTCTTTATTATATAATTCAAACCCACCACCAACAACCAAATTAGTTCTTGCAGCAAGACCTAAGTCTGCTACCTCTAAAAATAATTGTTCATCTTTTCTACCAAGTGCACCCTCTTTGAACTGATTTTCTCCATCATTACATGTATTGTATTTGAATTTTCCACCTAGCATACCCTCCTTTGTGTACTTTCTCTTATTCCATTCCTCAAATGCAGCGATCAAAATATTACACCACTCTTTACTCATGTAATTTTTTACAACACCTATCCCCTCTTTGAATTCCATTTTATGTTCTACACCCTGAGTGAGGAGTTCTATATGTTGTGATGCCTCGTTTGCATCAGGTGTATCTTCAATTTGGTTGATAGTTTCTTCAGTCATTTTGTTGCAATTGTTGGTAAACGGATGGTGGAATACGTCCAACGTATTCATCTAGTTCCATAATTTGATCTAACAAGATGTCTTGACCATTCTGTTGCCAGAATTCTTCCAGACCTTTCTTGCTATCTTTATGAAAGATATCTATGTGTTCCTCATGTATAGCAGAACCCATATCTAATCGATAATTGAATATAGGTAAGGCATAACCTTTACCACTATCCAATATCAAATCTTCTGACACTGCTCGTGGTTTTATGTTCTGATCAATCTTCCATAAATCGCCACGTTGATGACATCTTAGCACCTTTGTGGCGTGATGTCTAGTAATAATGTAACACGCAGCAGAGAAGTCATTTATAAATCTGTGATGCAGTTTTAATTGTATACCATTTGGATTTATAATGGTAAATTGACATGTGTCAAAATTTATAGGAAGTTTTTTTCTAACATCTTTCCACGTAAATGTCCAATGTCTTGCAGGAGATAAATCTACATCATCCTCCATGATAATAATTTCATCATGATCAGTCTCCTCTACAAAATATTTTAGTGCAGATAGATGTGTAAGAACACAACCTATCTCACCTGAGTTCATATTATCTGGGACTGTGCCCTTCAAATATGATGAGGGATCATCCTCCTTACCATCTATACCTGATATTCTGGTGTGATTTTTGATTCCCCAGTAATCTAAATGCTCTACCATGTATAGTTGCCTATCGACACATCTGTCTAGGTTCAACCACAGAACTGGTGGGAGATTGTCTAATTTATACTTACTTTTGTTCTTGTCCACGTCGCCTCTTCACATAATCTTGATTGTTGTAATACTCTTCAAGTGCGTGTTTACCATAAAACTTAAGTTTCATCCACTCTGCACGATTATCTTCTATGTATGGATTAGTAAACCATGAATTTTGACTTCTCTTATGCTCAAGATGATAAATTATATCGTTTATCCTTATGACATGAGAGCATGTGTTGAATCTATGAAACCTCTCGTCGTCTTCATACCCATATGATATGAAATTTTCATTCTCCATACCTAATCTAATGTATTCCTTCCGATCAAAGAACTGACAGAAACCAAACTTAGCATCAAATGGTCTTATCTTATTATCAAATGCATGAAAATTGAAATTACTATTGATAAAATTACTAACTGTTTCGTCGTCAGCAAAAACCTGTCTTTGAAAATCTCCAAAACCATATGGATAGACTACCTTTACTGGTTGCGGTATAGTTTGGTCAGAATCCGGATCAATATACCCGTCTGTAATGTACCTAACTGCATAATGATGAGTGGAGAATGGTAGGAGCACATCACAATCATAGTTGCAAATAATATCTGTGTCTGCCATCATGACCATATCATTGATCAATCTGGTTCGATGAAATGTAAACTCATCACTTTTTTCAAAAACATGTGTAAGATTTTTTAGATCTTCCTCAGAACAAACTTGTTTTATTTGTGGTAGAACACTCTCTTCAAAAATTGATTCGCAATCAAACTCCTTTACTATCACAGGAGCATTAATATTTCTCAAAAAATATACTAAGGTAGTCACAGCATTTCTCATCCTGTCTGCAGTCTCAATCCTTAGTGGAATGACATAGGTGCAGTTAGGTAGATCCATCTTTGTAAAATCATTTAGAGTCTGTAGATCTTTACCCAACTGTGGTGGTTCCCACTCACGTAGTCGTTGTTGTACAGTCTTCTTTGTCATAATACCTCCCAATTATCACAGTATAGATCAGATGTGTCGTGATTTTTAGTGTATCCTGTGCCAAACCATTTCTTTGGAGCGATGATTCTTTTATCAGGATTTTTACTCAACCATGATCCCCACCATGAGAATGATGAATTAGCAATGATAAAATCAGAACACATTGTCATCATGCACAAGTCTGCAAGATTGTCACCACCTTCTGAGATAAGGAACCTGTC